TTACACCACCATCTTGATAAATTACACCATCATCATCACTTCCACTCCATGCATCTGCAACTGTCCATCCTGTTAAATCACCAGTAGCAAAATCCCCATTATTAAGTAACTCACTCCCCAAAGTCGGATTCACTTGGTCTGCAATAAGATTAAAATCATCCAAAGTCCCATCACCCATTCTCCACCAACCTTGCAGATTCGCTGAATTTCCATCATCGTTTAAATTTGCCGTTCCTCTTGCTTGGTACAGAGTAGAAATATCTCCTGCACTTAGTTCTTTGTTCCATATTGCGACTTCATCAATATTTCCTGTAAAATAATTACCTGTTCCCAAACTCCCAATATTTATACCTTCATCACCTGAAGCAATATCTTCATCATATCCAGTCGCAGAGCCTTTTTCAATACCATCTATATATAATTTTAATCTCTTACTCCCAAGAGTTCTATCATATACAGTTGCATAATGATGCCAAGTTCCATTTTCATAATTACCACTTCCACCATCATTGCAAGAAGTAACACCAGATGAAGTCCTAATATAACTCGCTAATCTATCTGAACTATCTTCCATAAGTGTAACATATTTATATTGACTGGCATCGTGAGCTAATAAAGCCGTATTACTTTGCTCAGTTGTTGTTTTATACCAAAAGGAATAAGTCAATGCCCCACCAGTATCAAAGTCTGCACTGTCTGGAACACTCACATAGTCATTTGTGCCATCCAGGGTCAGTGAATAGTTGTTCTGCAAACCAGTACCACCGCCAAGAACTGAAACTAAGCGAAAAGGGAACATTAGTCTTTTATGATTCCTAACCTGATATCAATCGCATCCGCTGCTCTTGCAGTTCCTGTTTCTCTGATCACTCCGCCAACATAAACACTTTGAGAAGTTGATGATGCACCTATAAGTGCTAATCCAACATTGTTCTTTGTGGCTATCTGTCCATTAATCATATCCACATACGAACCTGAGCCAATATTTATAATTCCTAATATCCCATCCAGAACAGTGTCAGCACACGATACTGCTTCATCTAATGCTCCGAGATTGGTTGAATCTTGTGTGAATACAAGGTCAATTTCAACACCAGCATCAACTGATGTATTGGTTTGATCTATTAAACAAATGGAATGTAATAATGATCTACCCCCAGGTACAGATACAGCATTAGTAATTTCTACAGGATTAAATAAAACATCATTTGCATCTATTGTTGATGTCTCAATAGTTGGTGTGACTGTGATAATATCCACATCCATTTTCCCCAGTCTCTCAACAACACCAAACTGTCTGATATTTGTATATGCCATTATGTTTCTCCTAAGTTACGATGCCTTACCGAGCAATGACTGATCTCATGGGCATCTTGGTTATATGTTTAGTCTTTTTTCTTTTTTGTAGCCTTTGGCTTTATAGCACTTCCACCTTTAGTACATTCTTTGAATCTATCCTTTAAAGACTTCAAATCATGGCTAGCTGGGTCATACTGAATTATAATTCCATTGGGCTTTTTAAAATATTTTTCCATTTCAATCCTTTAGATGAGGGTGGGACAAAGCCCACCCCACATCTTTCATTAATCAATCGAGATTATGATACATCCGTTAATACATAAACACCGAAGGTATCTTTTACTTCTATTTCGCCCCAGAATCCAGTCGCCACATAATTGACTGCTCTGAGCATTTCATCTCTTTCAAGTGCTACTCTGAATAGACCTTCAGCACCTACACCAAGACCGATTGCCCCTTTGCTCATTGCAAATCCAGCTGCATCTCCACCAGAGCCTACATTCTCTTCAATTTGATCTGACCAGTAAACATCAAATCCGGCAATACTGCCCACAAATCCTGTCTGGAATGCTTCTTCACCTTTTCCACCCATCATTCCAATAGGTCTTGCAGTTGCAGTGTCTGTTGTTGATGAACCAGCAGTATCAAGTGCAGTGTTGTGCAGTAAGGCAATAATTCCCTTTGATCCCCACACCTGTTTTGGCGAAAGCACCAACGAATATGGCATGGGTGCGGAAGCTGCCCTGAGCTGCCTCATCGCCCCGAATACATGGGCTAATGTTAAAGCTGTCCCTGCTCCTGCCTCTGTTTGACTAAAGCCAGTTCCAAGTGCGGTAAGGTCTGCATCAAGTTTCGCTGCAACAGCATTTCCGAGGGTAGTTCCTGCCTGTCCAGTAATGTCATCGCCTGAACCCATTATAACAAGATCACTAACTGTTGCTGCAATTACATGCTCTGAAACTGTAGCAGTTCGTGCTGCTGTTGTGATTGCCACAGCAGTTGTTGTTGTTGCCTGGGTTGCTGCTGTTACATTGCTTGAAGTAAGTTTTGTCCAATCTGAAAATTGAACATGATTTGATCCTCTCGCTGCCTGTTTTACAGTGACAATTGGAAACATAACATTTGTGTGATTAAATGCTATGATCGAATCACCGATAGTCCTTCCCAGACCACCAGCAGCAGTTGAGGTATTAGTTAAAGCCATTTTTTAATTCCTTTTAATGAGATTTAATAAATTAGTCTTCATACGATTTCTTCATAGTTCCTTTACCAAATCCGCTAAACACTCCAATACTACCAGGGGGCTTTCCCTGCTGTACTCGATCACCTCGTTCCTCATGGATGTCAAGATAATCATCATAGGTCACCTTTGAACCTTTGTAAGTACATTCAATATCTTTTCCACCATCTACCTTCTTATGATGAAGATCATTATCTGGGTCGAGTTTCTCTTTAAATAAATCAGTCGCCATATCCGATCTTAATTCCTCCAGAAGCTTGTGGATCATTGGCTTTCTTGTACCCTTTCGGGTCTACTTGCGCCCACTCCTCAAAAGAAGCATATCCACCTGTTGATGTTGGTTTGGAGTTGTCTACAGAAGCCGGTGAAGGTTTCGTAGAGACTTTTGATACATGAAACTCCAACTCTGTGAGTGGAAGTTTCCCATAAACAGTCCGTTCTTCTTCAGGCAATGCAGACAACAATGTTTCTCGTCTGTTGGTCTGGTAATCATCCCAAGCCTTAGACTTCTTCTCAGAGATTTCAAGTTTAGAGTTCATATCCGCCATGATCTTATCATATTCACCCTTCTCTTCCATCGTCTTAATCTTTCGTGATTCCTCTTTGTCTGAAATTTGTTTCTGTAATTCATCAAACTTAGTCTGCAATGAATCAGCCCTTTCAATCGCACTGTTCAACCGTTCTTTCTTTTGCATTACCTCATGCAACAATTCTGATTCCCGGTTGGTGTTACCAGAACTGTTCTGACCTGTAATAGTCGCTTCCTGTGCTTTATCTTGCACTTGATCTTGAGCCATATCTTACTCCTTTCTTGCTATTATTAACATTTTTAACATTTTTCAATGTAACTTAATTTAATATAATCTAATTAAATAAAACTAAATATAATATAATATAATTATATCTTTTCTTACCTTACCTTTCCTTTCCTTTCCTTTCCTTTTAGTAACCTTTCTTGACCTTTTAAGACCTTTCTATCTAAGTCCTCATCTTGCTATAGTTGTGTCACCTTTATAACCTAATGCTTCAAATACACATTTACAGTTGCCTTGACAAACTGAAAAACCTGATGCTGGTACACCTACATTCTCCCAGTATTCCATTGTAGCAACTTCACCAGCTCTTGCTGCACAGTCTGGGCATGGATTCTTGGATACTGTAACCCATACAAACTCTTCAATACCTTCTTCTTTGAACCTTGTCATTGAAGCATTGTTCCCTGCTATCCTGATGCCTGATCTGACTGTATTCTTTACTTGATTTCTGAAAGAGCCAAACAATCTACCCCCTGTTGTAAGATCATTCATCAATGCTTCTTTAATAGCAGTATCTGACATCCCATTTGCCTTCATCATTGTGATTAACCCTTGTAAATCTAAAGTGGTTTGTGCTGCAATGTTAGAGAATTGACTGGCTACTATTATAGATAAGGATTCTTCTAATGGTTCAGGCACGATTAATCTCTTGCTCAATTCTTAGTTCAATATGCTTGATTGCTCTTTTCTCTACATCTTTTGTAATACCAAACCATTCTCTTTTAGGAAGGTTTCCAGCACCTGATTGATGAAATCCTCCTACATCTGACATTGTAACATTTGAACCTTTGTATCTCTCTTTTCTCCCAGGATGAATCTCTACCATCTGATTAGCCTTAGTAGCTTTCTCAACAACAAGGTTTCTCATCTTTCCTGTATCAACTAAAATCTTGCTATGTCCTTTTTTCTTTATAGTTGATGATCTTAATTGTTGCATTCCACCTTTAACACCTTGACCTGATTCTAATCTTTGATAGTGGTCTTTCTTTATAATTTGACCAATGGTATTTAATTCCTTTGATAGGTCTAAATTTATCTTAGCAAGATTAAAGTCCATTGTTACTTCTACATTCATAAGGCTTTCAATATCTTGTTAGCATGTTTAGTACCTGCTTCTGTTGCCTTCTCAATGTTACTGATATGCCTATTAAGAAAGGCATCACTAAGAGCAAGTAAATAACCTTCAGGGTCTTGTAAGAGTTCATCTATATTAATAGCCTGTAGTAGTTCATTGACTGCATCTTCTTCTGCTTTATCAGATAGAGAGTCTAAATCATCAATGTAATCAAGGACTGATTGTACCAAGTTTTCTGAGTCCTTCAAATACTGGTGGTTGAGGGGTAGTTGCTTCTGTTTCTGCTGCCTTCTCTTCTGTTACTTGTCCAAGCCTTGTTTCAATATCTTCATCTGTCATATCA